TTAGAGTTTTTTTGGTATACTGATTTCAATAAATGAAAGAGGTAATAACAATGGAATTAAAACAATGCGTAACCTGTGGAGCTTCAAATTTCACTAATGGTAAATGTGATTATTGTGGAAACCAGTACGAAGTAAATGAAGACAAAATAATTTACGATAATTCAACAGAAGATGATTCATCATTAGATGAGGAAATAACTTTTGAAAATACTAAAACAGGTAAATTAATACTTAAAATCATGATTTATACTTTAGTTTCTATTGTTTGGTTTGCAGTAACTGTATTTATTCCACCGCTATTTATAATAACAATTATTTTATTAGTTGTTTATTGGGCTTATCGCTTGACAATTAAAAAGAAATAGATTATAATAGCATATATGAGTAAAGGAAAAATACAAATGGATATTGTAAACAAAACAGTTGAAAAACTCCAAGAAGAATTAGAGAGCTGCATTCAAACGTTGATTGAAGCGAGCGTTGCAGCAAATATCACTCAAGATATTGTTGTAGGAAACATTGTAGACAGAAAGCTTGCGGACCTAGCAAAAACCCATAAACTTGCAGTTGATTATATCGAAAAAGTGACTGGAAAGGATATTGATGTTGTAATGGCCGAGAATGTAGCACTTGAAAAGGAGGAATAATGAAAAGAAAATACTTTAATGACAAAAGATATTGCCATTGCTTCGATATACCAACGAGTATCGGCTTAGGAGTTTGCAAAGGTTGTAGAGGATATACAAACATCTGTTATAATTGTAGTCGCTGTTTGCACTGTTGGTATACATCACAGGTTGAACTGTTTACCGAATATGATGAACCTGAATCACTGGAACTTATAGAAAAATGGAATAAATTTTACCAAATTAGAAAGACAAAGAACAGTTAATGTTTGACAAAGTAAAAGCAATTTGTTAGTAAATACCATAATGTTATGGAAAAATACAGACAATCAAATTAAGGAGAACAAAATGAAAGATACAGTAAAAACTTTAACGATAGTTGTAGGTGTCGGCTTTGCATTTATAGCTATTGCATGGCTGGCTATGATTGCAATATTGAGTATTGCATGGCTTGGAGGGATCATCTAATGAATTTTAAAAAGAATCGGCACTATGCCAATGAGCATGGTGTAGAACTTAACGAATACTTGAAACATAATTTTAACTACGAAGAGCTTGTAGGGTGGTATACAATGCAGGTATTAAAGTATCTAGTAAGAGCTGGCAAGAAAGAGGGCGAAAGCTACGACAAAGACTACAACAAGGCTCTAGACTATGCCAAAGAACTGGCTAAGTTAAGTAACGAGAATGAGCTTACAGAGTACACTACTGAAGATATTATGGGCTTTACACAAGATATGGCCGATGATTTCAAAAACTGGAAAGGCGAATAAAATGACAGAAAAAATTATTATCTCTAAAGAGTTGAACGAATGGCTAGAAGAACATCAAACACTAGATACTGATGATAAAAGGATATATAGTGAACGTTTTGGCAAAGAAATTTTCTTTGAATTGTTTGAAAAAGTCTGGCTTAAAATTAGTTATACGAATAGCTTTAAAGATATTTTGAAGGCATTTGGTTTGAGGAGTAATACTAAAGAGGCTCACTTATGGTTATTGTTGAACCGTGATAAATGGGAAGTAGCTAAACATCTAGAATACTTTAAAAAGAAAGTGGAAGAATGAAAGTAAAAGAATTAATCAAAGAACAAAGTTAATGTTTGACAGCATTGGCTTTTTTTGATACAATGGTATTATAGAAATTAAGGAGACGGAAATGGAAAAATACAACGTTAAATTGATGAACAACAAAAAAGGATACTTGAACTCTTTTAAAAACGAACTAGGAGAAAAGTTCATCTTCCTAGGCTTTAAAGAAGAGAGAAATAACTTTAAATCAGAGTTTACAAAAGAAGAAATAAAAGCGATTGATGAAAGATACTTGGAATTTATTGAAGAGGCCTAAAGTTTGTTATTTACAAATATAAAAAAATTTGATACTATTGTTTAGAAGAAAGGAGGTTAAAAAATGAAAGCACGAAAAGATATGGAGATAATAGCTTATAACCCTATGACGGAAGAAGAACTGCATTTTAGTTGTAAGGCTCAATGCGCTAAGTATTTCGGACTTAAAGTTAATACAGTTCTTGGTTGGTTTGCCTTTGGTAGACCTATAATTGAACTACTGACAGACCTAGATAGAAACCAAGTGGAAATTGAAAAGCAAAGCAAACTAAATGGCTTTGAATTGTTTACGATTAAGGAGTGGTTAGATTATGTGTAAAAAACGAAAATACACTAAAATGGGCGCTTTATATTCAATAGCTACTGCCCAGCATATTAAAAAGAACAAGAAAAATAAGAATGACAAGATACCAGTTAGGGCTTATTACTGTAAGTGGTGCAAAGGATATCACTTATCAAGTCAGCAAAGACTAAATATAAAGACAGGAGTAATTGGATAATGAAAGATGAATTTACATACTACACAGTATCTTGGACATTGGAAAAAGAGATTAAATCACGTAAGTTTTATGATAAAAAAGAGGCTTTAAAATGGAACGAATTGCTTCCAGAAGAACAAAGATATGAAGTTAAAAAGCATACAGAAATAATTGAGGTTATAGCATAATGACAAACGAAGAATTATATGAAAGAATTACTAGCGTACTAAAAGAACAAGGTATCAGAATTAGTCAATTTGAATCAAAAGTTAAAGCCGAAACAGGTAAATACCCTAACTTAAAAGCCACTAAATCACGTTTGAGTTTACCAAATACCGTAGCATTTCCTTATCTTACTGTGTTTTTCAATGATGATGAAATGCACGAAATTACACTTAAAAAGATTGATAGCGTAGGAGATAACGGAGAAGCGTTTGACTTATTAGATGAGATATTATCGAACTTAGAGCCAAGTAAAGAATATCTATATAAACAACGATTGAAGCGTAAAATGCAAAGGGAGGCAATGAGATGATATTACACAAGTACACACGGAAGATTAATAGTTCAAAATATCCACGGTCAACAGCACGAAAGATTGCTAATGACTTGAACAAGAATGACCCTTTCAATAATTATCTAGTAAGCCTTGAGTTAGGCTCTAAAAGGTATATTATTGAAAAATTTGAAATTAGAGGTATGAATAGATGAAGCGTTACTACGTAGAAGAAGACGACAATGGCAAAGAGATTAAGCGAAAACTTACAACTTTTGCTAATGATGATTTAACACAGCTTTCAGATGATGAACTAGAAACATTATACTATGAATCGTCAGCTCAATTTTTAGCTAAAGCATTGCACTTTAAAAAGATTGAGAACGAACTATTTTCAAGAAACATTGCAGGAGATGAAATTATAAAACATGCTGGAAATAATATTATTGAAGCTATTGAGGAGGTAAACTGGTTTTGTTAGATAGTTATCTAATTCAAGCAAAGAATGAAGTAGGAGAAAGAATAACAGCAATTATATGGGACAAAAAAATAGGCTGGGTAATTTATCCAAGTTCTAAAGCTGTAAAAGACGGAATAGAAAAAAGCATGGCATAAGGAGAATAAATATTTTTATTTTAACAGACGCAGATATTCAAAGTATCGTATTGATTCAACAAGCTCATAAAAAGGCTGATAAGGGCTTTAATGATATTGTGGCACAATTATATGACAAAGAGTTTAAAACGCAAGAGAAAGCAAAATATGAGCACATAAGGCAAGCTAAGGAGAAAGCAATTGAAGAACAACGAGTTGAAGCTGAAAAACAAGCCGAAGTTGACAGAGTTGCAAGAGAACGTGATAAGGCGACTGAACAACCTAATACCGAAAGGGCGCAAGAAGTTAGTATAGAAGCTGCACCAAACACAGAAACTAATAGCATTATTGGAAGTGATTGGTCAAGCGTAAGTTCTGAACAAGCTAGTGAATACCTAGCAAGTAAGACAGGAGTAAGCGCTAGTAAATGGCTTGATGTTATTTACAAGGAATCTAGCGGAAACCCTTATGTTGAGAACCCTATTGGGTGCTGGGGACTATTACAGATTAATCAAAGCGTTCATGGTCAAGTATCTAATTTAAGTCCACAGGCTTATTTAGACAAAGCAGTAAGTATATACCAAGGTTCAGGTGGAACTGCATGGGCTACTTGGTAAAATATAAAATAGATAGCAAATTAAAAATCAAAAAATAGAAAGTAGGATATCTTCATTTACAAAAGAAAAACAGCTATAAAGCTGTCTTTTTTTTAGTTTACTTTTCCATATTCTGCTTCAAATTCCTTTTGATACATAACTGTTTCTGGTAACTTAATCGCTCCAAATTTACCTTGGAAACCGCCAAGCATACGAGTTGTTTTAATATGTCGTGCTGATACTCCATTGCATACATACCAATTTTTAGTGTCTTTACAATTAATTAGAAACATTTCAATTTCTCCGCTTTCTGTTGTGTTATTGTTATCTGTGCTTACAGTTTGCCCTGTAAGGCGTTTATTTAGTTCTGCGATAAAGTATGAGCGACAACTCTCTACCGTGCCACCGTGAGCTTCTACGGAACGTCTAGGGCAACTTGTGCTTGATAGTTCTTGATGTAGCTTCACGGTATCATGATTAGGAGTTAGTCCCCATTGTTTCATATACTTAGCTACGTCGTCTAGTACCGCTTGTTCATTCCTCAAGAACTGGTTTAAATCGCCCTCTGATTGGCATACTTCCCAACTTGCGTAATTTGCATTACCGTATGAGTTAGCACAATGGTATGCCATGTTAGAGAAGTCAGAAGCCTGCAATCGTCCGTCAGAAGCAATGTAAACATGAGCAAAGCCATTTTCAGGGTTATGATTAGGTAACCAGTTGTTGTAGAAGCTAACGTTAGCACCATTTGAACCAGCGTCATTGTGAATTACAACCCCAGTAGGATCATGCCCACGTACACCAGCATTAGTTATATTCATTCTTTTTTATCCTCCGTTTGTTCTTCTTCCGCTTCAGGAACACTTACACCATTCTTTTTCATAAGTTTAACCAAACCGTCAAACATAGGGCTAATTTTTGCGATTAAGTAAATAAATTGTCCTACGAAGTACAACAAGCCTAGGTTAATCACTGTTTTAGCGATATCAGAAGTTGAGGGTGTTTGTGTAAAGTGAAAGACTGCATATAAAACCCATAGCGCGAAGACTACCGTCAAATCAATTACAAGTCTACGTTTGAAAGGCGGGTTCATCTTTTCTCTATCTTTGACCCATGTAGCGAAAAAAATCGCTAAAATTAAGATAGTTATTAAAATCATTCTAGTTACCATTTTGTTTTGCTTTCTATTTTGTTATTTGATGAAATACATAGCAGTACCACGAATAGAACCATTCGCTTGGTTCTCGCCCCACCACCTAAATGTACCGTCAGGCTCTAAGTCAATATGGAAAGATTTTCCCGTGTTAGCAAAGTGTCCAACTAATTCTTTTGTCTTATTTGGAATAACTTCGTGTGGTGCTTTTACAGCAAAGACTTGTCCAGCATTAATATTTGTCAGTCTACCTATCCATTTAATTTCCACTATTTCACCTTTTTTTTGCCAACTGAAGGTGATTCCATTGCCTATACTAAGTGACCCAGATTTTGTTTCTATGCTGTTTATGACGACTTTATCTAAATATGTTACGTTATCAGGTGCTTTATCACTAATGACACCTAGTCCGTTAGTTGTTCTAATATCAATTAAGACTTTCAGTACTCCTGAACGGTTATTCAAGTCAACATTGTTGCTGTTGTCTACGGGTTCGGCTGATAAGCTGACAGGGCTAGTAGTTTGTGTTAAGTCAATGTTTGCATGAATATAGTTGACAGAATTAGCTTTTAAAGCTACTGTTTCAGTTAATAATTCAAAGTATCTACCTCCAGCAATAATTGAAGTGTTGGGATACATTACATTAAGACTTGTATTTAATGGTTCTACCCAGTCTTTGCGCCTGATTGTTTTATAGTCCATTCCGGTCAACATCATATATAACTTTGCGTCATTATTAGAACCGACTGGAAATTCTGTTCCATTTGGACTGAAAAATGTGAAGTTGTTAATTGTCATTTTTAACCTTTCTTGAAATTATCTTCGCTTTATCTAAAACTGGGTTATCAGTAATTGATAGCTCCAACAATCTAAATTTTCTACCACCATACGGATAACCTCCAATTGATACAAATTGACCGACTTCGTACAAGAGAGTGGTTTCAATTCTAAGCGAGTTTTTACTATTATAATATACTTTACCAGATAAAAGTTCTAAGTGGTCTTTACGTAGCTCTCTGTACCCTGCGAAGCTATCTATTCTATATTTATCTCCGTAAGTAGCTACATACTCATATAACATTTGGTTTGTCTCCACTTTCTACAAAAATAAGTCTATCATTAAACTCCGTTTTAACCCTGTCTGCTATATACCCCGAATATAATTTTCCTTCGTACCAAATATCAACCAAGTCATTAACATACAAAGGTAAGAGTTCGTTTTGGTTAAAAATTAATCTTGTAACGATTGTAGAAGGCGAAATTTCAGCTTTAATGGTAGATATATCTGGTGGGTTTCCATGGTCATCTCTATCATAAAACAATGTTTTAGCCGTTCTTACTTCTGGCAAGTCTGTTCCGTCTCCGCCATAAGTACTATAATCAATGACATCTCCGTTGTTTTTTGCTGTGTACATCTTAGGTGGGTCTGTGTAATCGTCTGTTGCTTTATTTTTAACGAATACGACAGCGAAATTATAAGCTGAACGTTCTACTACTGTCTCTGTATCCATTGCCACGTTTTGCTTAATATCCACCCTTGTCGTGATTCTATTTCTATTCCAGTTTCTTGAGGCAAAGTTAACGAACAACAAATTTCTAGGGTCTGTTTCAGATGAAGCATGTTGAATTGTTGTAGTTGGTTGAAATTGAACCTTAGAAAATATCCTTTTAGCTACATCAGTAGCTCCTGAAGTTTCTGCTTTACGGTTGATTGTAGCCTTTCCTGCAAAGATACTTGAATTGAAGAAATAACCATAACTCATTAAATTATTTTTATTAGGGTCAATTAAATAATCAATGATAGCAGCGTTTGTCGTTTTAGTTATTGCGTTTGGAACATCTAAGTTTTCAATCATTGCCCAAAAATAGTTCTTTAATGTGGCTTTGTTACTTTCATCTACATCTGTTACAAGGTAAACCATATCTAAGTTAAGTTTTTTCTTTTTACCTAGTGCTTCCTCAATTGGAACAACTTCAGGAAAAAGAATTTGAACAATATCGCCAACTTCTACCGAAACGGTCAATGTAGCTGATGAAGTGTAAAGATAACCTGTTTCCCACAGTTCATAGTTAATAACTTGACACCTTGCTTTTGGTATAGGTAAACCTCTTTTTTCTTTTTTACCATTAGGAAGAATAAAGTCAGATACATTATAGTAGTTAGGGTTAAAGTTATCATAAACATTAGCTTCTAACATTAAACGAAGTCCGCCTTTCTCTTGATTTTAAATTCTGCCTTAGTAAGGTTAATTAACTCCATTTGACCTTCTTTAATTATACGAGTTCTATACCGCTCAAAGTCAAGCAAAGGGAATAGATTTAATGGAATTGTTCCGTTCCACCCTTGATAAATTTCATCATTTACATCTGTATTAATTAAAATATAGCTTTGTGGCTCGGCTGTATTAAATACAATTGCCGTATATTCATTTCCAATGGTGTCTAAAAATCTAACACCAGTTGGTATTCTAGGAAGATTTTGATATAGTATTCCTACAAAACTAAATATTTCTTCTTTTATATCCCAGCGGCTTAAACGCTCTATGTTTGTTTCTCCGTAATAAGTATAGGCTTGATTTGCTATATAATTATATCCGAAGTATTCACTTATATCATTAGTCGTGATTTCACTAGCTGCGGGCATCCAAGGAGTTGCGGTTGAACCTTCTTCAACTTTAGGTTTTTTAAGATTAATTTCTGAACCAATTTTGAGACTCCGCAAGAAAAACTCAACATTTTTTTTTGGAATAGTCGCAGAACTTGTTACCGTAAAGCTATAATGTTTCCACTCATTAGTAAGGGTAAAAGGGATAACAATATTTGGAGGAGTAGTCCATTTATCATGAGCATTAACTGTATGTTCTCCAGTACCTTTAGCCCAAAAACTGAAAGTATATTTTGAATTAGGAAGTATATTGGCATTGATAAAACCTTGTGGTGGATTAGTATTCCAATCAGCTACCAAATAACAATCTAACCAATATTGATTATCAGCTGTAGAAATAAACTTTAAATAAGTATCATTTCCATCTTTCAGTACTGTACTATGAGGAGCTACTATACTAGTTTTTTGATTATTCCCTAATAAATCCTTATTGATAAAATCTTTAGTGTCAGTTAACAAATTCAAATTAGGTAAATTTAAAGAAGGACTTTCTTTTAATCTTTTATAATTTTGTAAAGCTGTTTCACTTCCTTTATATCCGCCATAAATTTTAGACTTTCCAGAAAGAACTTTACCATTTTGAATTTTTTCAAAAGTTAAATTTTCGTAAGTGTACCACTTTGTGATTATATCAAAAGTTATCTTTTCGCTAAAAGTCCCGTTCTTTCCATAACCCTCTGTCTTTGTGACATCTGCTAAAGCTAAATCAGCGTATACCTGAAAAATCTCTGTTTGATATTCAAGTGTAACGTTTTTTTGGTTAAGAATATCATTTATGAAATCTTTCATTAACCGATAATTTTCTTCTAAACTTTCTCCAAACGTTTCCAACTTGAATTCTATTTGTGGTTGAGTGATTGAGCGTGTTCCCATTACTCCGACGCCATTACTTTGCCAAATATTATTAGTTGATTGTAACCCTAAATTAGAGGGCTGATAAAATCTAACTTTTCCGTTTGTAACGTCCCAAATTTTATCATCTGTTCCGTCTAAGTTGGTATGTATTTTATACTGTCTTACCATTAAGCCCTCCCTAGGTCAAATTCTCGTCTGATTGCTCGTGCTAAGTTAGAAACATCTTGACCAGCACCACCTTGTACGTTGAATGTGTTATATGTTCTATTGTCGCTTGATACGCTGTTAGTGCTTAGACCATAACCGCTAGAAGATAAATTGACATCTGTTAAGCCTACTACCATAGAACCTTTGAATAATCCTCCAAGTTTCCCAGCGATACCATTAATAGTTCCTGATATATTGTCAATCGTTCTTGTTACACCACCAAGAGCGTTGTCTATTGTATTCTTGATTCCTCCAAATAGCCCGCTAAAGAAGTCTCCAATACCATTAAATGCTCCTGTTATTGCGTTGTAAGCATTAGAAGCAAACCCACCGAAAGCGTCGAATACTCCACTAACTGTACTTTTAGCACCGTTGAAAGCTCCACTAAAGAAGTCCCCAACGCCGCTAAATACACCTGAAATCCTTGACCAAGCGTTAGAAGCAAAGCCACCAAGAGCACCGAATACTCCGCTAACGACACTACGAACAGAATTGAATATGCCACTAAAGAAGCCTGACACTACACTCCATATTGAGCTAACTACTCCCCAAGCGCTAGAAGCAAAACTTCCGATTGCGCTGAACACTGATGACACGATACCTCTTACAGCGTTGAATATACCACTAAAGAATCCAGATACTACACTCCATACTGACCTAACTAAATTCCAAGTTGAACCAGCAAAGCTACCGATTGCGCTGAATACTGTAGAAACTATTGAACTAACAGCATTAAATATTCCACCAAAGAAACCTGATATACCTTTCCATGCGCCGATAACTAATTGATAAGCACCTCGAATTATAGCCAATATAAGTTGAAATGCTAAGTTAATAATAGAGCCTATTAGATTGAATATAGATTGAAAAAAACTAATTAAAGGTTGGAAAGTTGTGACGAACCAGTTGTAAGCTCCAGTAACTAAAGAAGAGATAGTTGTAAACACAGTTTTAACGATATTCACTATTCCATTCCACAGTCCTGTGAAGAACCCTGTAACTCCTGCCCATGCTGTTTGAATTCCAGTAACAACAGTCGTCCATAAGTTAGTGAAGAATGTTGTTATTCCGTTCCAAATATTTTGAATACCTTGAACAATTCCGCTGAACCAATCAACTAAACCTTGCCAAATCCCTTTTGCTCCGTCAACTACTCCGTTCCATATATCAGAAAACCATTGACCAATACCGCTAAAGAACGAAACTATTCCGTCCCATGCACTCTTTAAGAAGTCTACAAAGTCCGCCCATATCTTTTTACCTGTTTCGGTTTTAGTGAAGAAATAAACTAAACCAGCAACAACTGCTGCAATTGCGGCTGCAATCAATACATAAGAGTTTACGCCAGTAACAAGATTAAATGCTTTCATTACTCCTGTCCCTGCTTTAATTGCCGTTCGTAACTTTTTGAAAGCAACAATAGCCTTGACTATTCCAGTTCCAATTTTAAAAGCCACAAACCCTGCTGTTAAGGCAACTAAAGCCACTTTTATAGCATCCATTGCTCCTTTGCTTTTACTAACTTTTTTCAAAAAATCAGCTATTTTGGCAGTAGCTTTTTGCAAAGACTCTGCTAAGCCCCAAAGTACTTCCATTGTAGAGCCGATTGAGTCCGCGCTACTTTTAGGAGCTTTTTCTAAAGGAAGAAATGCCTTAACAACATTCAGTATTATTCTTCCTACTGAACCAAGAATTGATTTTACGTTTTCCCAAACTCTACCAAACTCTGTTAACGTTCCTGATACTTTTAATTCTTCCCATAATGTCGTTATCCACTTAACAATTTTTTCAATGGATTTACCAGCATCTTTCCCCCACTTATCCATGTTATCAATTACAGCATTTATAACAGGTGTCAAAGCCTCAAGCGTAGGAAGTAAGGCTTGCGATAAGTCTTCATTAAAACCAGACCAAGTGTCCCTTATAGTTTTTGTAGCACTGCCTGAACCGTCTGCTGCTTGTTGCATAGCCTTATCGAGCATTTCCATTGAAACAGCGCCGTCTGTAACCGCATCGTTAAATGAACTATATTGCTGTAGTTGTGGGTTCATTTGCATAACAGTATCTTTTAATGAAGCGCTAAGAGCCGTGTTATTATCTGTCAACTGATTAATATTTTCGGCAGTAACTTTTCCAGAAGCCGACATCTGACCATAAGCTTGGGCAACACCTTTAAGGTTTTCCCCAGTACCACCAAATGCTTGGTTAGCTTTTACTAATGCTTCTGTTTTTCCAATTGCTGATTTAGCACTATTTCCTAAACCAATGAACGTTGTTGAAAGTTTTAGAGTATCTTCACTATTTGCGTTTGTATCTCTGGCGAGCTTCTGCATAGATTTGTTTACATAGTCAAAATCTCCCGCATTGCCTTTGAACTTCATTGTATTTTTCAAGGCAAACATAGCTGCTTGAGTATCCATTGCATCAGATACCCAGCCCCTTAAGCCATTGCCGACAGCACTAACAGCACTTGAACCAATCTGTCTAAATACACCAACAGCAATTTCTCTAAGACCGTTAAAGCGTGACTTCATGCCATCAATTCCGCTATTAACGCCTTTAGTATCCATTTTAGCGTCAATGTTCCAAGAGCCCGAACTAATTGCACCCTCGACTTGCTTTATTTCACTTTCCAGCCTGTTGGCTTGTATTTCTGCTGTGCCTAAGTCTCTAGTAAGTTGTAGCCATTTCTTTTGACCTGCTGACGTACCTTTGTCAACTGTAGAAAGTTCTTGTTTTAATTTTGTTGCTTTGTCACGTGATAAGCCCAACTGCGTTTGTAAATTCTTTTGCAATTGTTCCATTGTTTTTGGATTTGTTGGGTCAAGTTTTAGAGCTTCACGTAAGTTTTTAGCTTCGCCCCTAAGTCCTGACATAGCGGTATTAACGCCTTTAAGTGAGTTCTCGAACTTCGTGACATTGCCATATATCTCGACCTCAAACTTTGCATTACTTGCCATTACATACCCTTTCTTTTACGCCTTTTCTCTTTTTCTTTTTCCTCTTTCTTCTTCTCTGCAATAAGTTCAATTATTTTATAAACTAGTTCTAGTTCCATTTCCATGAACTGCGTTATATCAATTTCGTTATTGCCTAAAATAGTCAAAAGTTCTAAAGTTTTGTTTTCCTTTACAGTATCTTTCTTTTTCTTAATCAATGAACTAGAAGAAAAGAAGACTGTATCGTCTTCCGTTTCCTCTTTTTCTTGAATAAAAACAGTTTTACAGAAGATATTGATTAACTCGTTAGTTGTAGGAAGCTCTGTTTTATCGTCTAAGGCGTTTTGCAGTCCTCCGTTACAATCTACCCAAAGTATCAATAACTTGTCTGTAAAGCTCTCCATTTGCTCTGTAAAGTCATCAGGAATATATCCAGCGACAAAAGAATTTTGTAGGTCTGCAAAGTCTTTCAAATCTGTAATAAAGTCCGAACCGGTTAGTTCTAAGTATCTAATTGCATGTTTTAAAATCATTTACAGCCCTTTCAGCTCATTAAATTTCTTTCTGCCACAGTTCGACCAGTTCTTTAAGCCCTTTACCGTCAGTATCGAACTCAAAGCTAGAACGAAAGTCTGCAAAGTCGCTTTTTGCTTTTACAATGTTATCTTGAAAAAGAGCCAAGTATAAACCATATTGAACGAACTCCATTACATCAGTAATTTCTCCGTCTTCTTTTTTAAGCTCTGTATCCATTGCCTTTTGTTGCTGGAAAAGGTCTTTACCTGTAATCATTTTAAATTTACGTGCTGTACTCAATTGTTTTGCCATTTTGTGTATATATTCCTTTACTTATTTAATTTTTAGTCTTATGAATGGTCAGTTACTGAAACTCCTGCGGTAACATCTTTATAACCGTCAGCGGAGAACGTTACGGTATGGACACCGGGCGCAAGGTTTCCATTTGTTTCTACTTTTCCGTGATCGTCTCTAATTACTGATTTTACTTTTACAGTTCCACCCTTAGAGTCTTTCAAAGTAGCTGGTACTACGATTGTTCCGTCATTATGCCCTTTAGTTTTCGTTTGAACGTTCGCAAGAGTTGGAGCTACTAATGTAACTTCGCCAGATAGAACTGTGTCAGGTTGCATGATGAATAAGCCTGCTTCCATTTTCTTAGCAAAGTCTTTTGCTTGTTCTCCCCAAATTTCGTATTCAATAGCAGGAACTTTTTTATCGCCATTCAAATAAATATCTGAATCAGTTGCCTGTACTGCCAAAGTCCATTGAATAGGGTCTACACCGTCTACTGAATCTGTTTCTGATTCTTTTTTAGCTTCTGCTGTTGGTGTCAAATTAGGATAAACGACTACACGATAACCGTCAATAAACTCTCCTGTAACTTTATCACGTTTGCGCCCTTTAATAAGATACTGAACGCATTTCGTTTTCCAATTACCAGTAGGAGACCAACCCAAGCCATTTTCTGTTCTTTGTTGACCTAAAATGTCTTCTTTAAGCGCTTGGTCTGTTTGAATGAATACCATTTCGCCTTGAAGTAAGGTAGCGCCTTTTTTAACTCCATGGTCTGGTACGTCATCAGCTGGATAGCTATTAGTTTCCCCTTGGTCTTCCATTTCGCCAACTGATACTAAACCAGTTACGATTTTATGGTTAGTGAACTCTAGTTTTCCGTTACTTCCCTTGGCCATATCAGCTACGATTAGAGCTTCATTACCAAAGAAAATCTCACGTGAATTATAATCTAACTTCATTTTTTTCTCTTTTCTATAATTTCATTGAATTGGCATAATTAGCACCTTTTTTCAATGTTGTTTTAACGTCTTGCATACCCTTTTTTTCAACTAAGAAATACATGCCATGATAACCGCTGGTGTAACTAGCCCTAGTACCTGCATTAACTACTATTTTATCGCCTTTTTTATCTTGTTTTAAGTTCCTTGATAATTGACCAGTATTTTGATATCTTGCATAAGTATAGGTATGACCGTGGCTTCTGATTAATCTAGTTCTTCTACTTGCAGTATTTGCCTTAGCCTTAAATTCTGCTTCAAACCAATCGCCCATGCGTTCTGTTACTTTAGTTTGCATTTCTTTAGCTATGCTTGATGTATTAAGCAAATTCATTGCCATGCTTGACCACCTGCGCCACAAGGCAAATAAACAGTGCCAGTATAATTGTACAAATGACTGTTTTCTGACCAGTTTGTCATATTCCAACCGTTTTGCAAAACATTTCCGACTAGTCCGACAAGTTCATCGTCAACATCTTTAACAGATAAAACGACTTGATAATAGTAACCCATGACAAAGCTCGTATTGTCCATTTTAATGACCTTTGAGTCACTAAGCGATAAATATACCGTCTTGTCTTGTATCGTGTCCTTAACGCCTAAAATAACGTCATTTAAAGGCATTGTAAGTAAATTGTTTAGCCAATCCATATAAGAATCGAATTCATTCATATCCCGTTACTCACGACTCCTTCTAAAATCATCTTGTTATTCTTAGGGTTTCTTTCCCATGTTGTACGCTTGAAAGTTTCGCCTTTTTCGTCCAAGAAATAGTTGAAAATCAAGTCTTCCATTTCTCCGATTCCGTTAAGCTCGTATCTTACGTTTTTACCTAGCCCAATCATAGAAAACTCATCAAGCCTTGACTGACTAATTCTCTGTTTAACTGCTGGTAAAACGATAGGCTTTATAACATTAGCTTCTGCACCGTTCTTCTTCTTAACAGTCGTTTCAACTTGCAATGTTACTTGTGAAAATATCATTAAATACCTCCATAATACATTAACTCTTGCAAAGAAGCCAAACGTTTCATTTCAGCATTTCGCCATTGTTCTGCTGGTTCATCAACAATATTAAGCCGACAATAACAAGAGATAAATTCTTTCACTAATACACTTGTTTCGTCAGCTTTAATACCATTTTTTTCTAGCAATTTAATAGCTATTGAACGGAATAAGATAAGTTTACTATCATAAGCTGTTACTAAAATCGGAATACCACAATAGACCTTAATATAATCTATCATTTACTTCCTCCGTTTTATTCTTATGATACTGTAATTACTGCACCAGCGTTATAAGTTTCAACATGTCCGCTTGTTAGTGTTTCAACCAAAATCATGTTGCTATTAGTTTTCCATTCAAACGCGTCAACTTTAGTAAGGTCTTGCATATCAATGTGATATTTTTGGTCTACTAATACAGTAGGTTTAACAGCCTTTGTACCTGTATAAACAATGATTTCATCTACTCCAACTTCTGAAGCAATTTCAGCGTCATCATTTTTAATACGAACGTTAGCGTTAGCAGTCGCTTGGCGTAACTCATCTAACAAGGCTCTGCGGTCTTCTGCTTTAACAATCAAATAACGACGACCAGCAGTAGGGCGAACAAAGTCAACCGCTTCTTCAATAGCGTCAGCAAATGGAGTTTTGCCAGCTGATTTAGCTTTTGTAGTAATCTTTTTGATTTTTTTGGCGTCTGCTTCTTTGTCAATTGATTTAAAACCGTTTGTTCCGTCTCCCTCAACAAGAGCAAGGTCAACAATTTTATTAACGATAGCTTGTGTAAGTTCTGCTACAATCAAGTTGTAAAGTTCAGAATATGACATTTGAAGTCGTTTAACACGTTCAGCAAGTGATTGCAATTTATAAACCATTACAGGTTCAAGAGTATCAATAGTGAGTGTTGCTGCCTGTTCTGTTTTTTGTTGTCCGTCTTTGTGGACTTGTGCTTCATTAGATGAATCAAATGAGCGTGATACAAGCAAAGCACCAACATTTGTAACATGGAATACTTTGAATACTGGGTTAGTATTTAGCAAGGCTGTGTTGATTGATTCAACCAATTTACGTGGAAGTTGGAAAGTTGTATCTGTGATAGTTACACCATTTTCAGCAAGTTTTGCATTCCAAGCGTTTTTAATTTCTGATTTTCCAGAGTTCTTTTTCAATACATCAAAAAATTCTGTTACAGCGTTTTGTGATTCAATAAAGTTTGTCATTTTAGATTTTCCTTCTGATTTTTCTTCCTGTGCGTTAAGTTCGTTCTCAATTTTGATAATTTCAATTGAATTTTCTGAAAGTGTTTTTTCTAATTCTTGTACTTTTGGCAAGTCTTCAATTGCGTTTTTTACTTCAAAGTCATTAATTTGAGATTTTAAAGATACGTTATTTTCTTTAAGTTCTGCCAAGCGGTTTTGTTTTTCAATTAAATCTGGTTTATTCATATTTCTTTTTAATGTCCTCAATTTCTTTCAAAGCATTTCGGCTTTCAATAATTTTGTTGCGTTCTTCTGTGAGTTCTTCGCCTAAAGCATTTTGAATAAATTTAGCGTTAGGGTCTGCTGGTACTGAAACAAGAGAAATCTCTTTAAACTGTGCTTTATTTACGACTAGAGCGTCATTTTCGTTAAACTCATACTCTGTAATGTAATAGGCAATTGATAGTGAATCAAACGCTCCATTTTCAACAGCCTTGTTAATGTTTGGTGCGTTGTCGTAAAGAGTAAAGTCAGTCAGGTATTTATTAGAAGCCAAATCATAATAGACTTTTGCGTCCCCAATGACTTCGTTTGAACCTGAACCATGTTCATATAGCAATGGATATCGTTCTCTGGCAAACTCAATGCAGTTAGGGGTCAAGATAATACCGTTACGATTCTCTACACCAACTTCTGATCCAATGCCTTGGAACGACTTAGAACCGTCCTCGTTTTCAGTTACTTTAATTTCAGCACTATTGGTTATTAGTTTCATCTGTGCTTGTTACGTCCTTTCTACTGCCTTGTAAATCACTTAGGTTTTTAACAGCAACTGCATTAAGGTTTGTGACATAAATATCTCCGCCCTCAATTGGTTGCTCGCCCATTTTAACAAGAAGTTGATTCTGTGTAAAAATAGGAGCGTTAATATTTTCATGATACAAGTCAATTAATTCTTTCAAAGTTGCAAACTTGAATAGCTGGTTATCTACGATTATGCGTTCATAATATAAATTATCCTTATTTATTCGTCTGCGGCCTGTTGAAATCAGTTTATAAGTCAGTTCCTTTTCAAGTTGAATCAGTAAAGGAATGATAGTAGAGTTGTAAAAATAAATTTGTTGTTCTTGCGTAGCAGTACCAAGCAAAATATTTTCATTCATAAAGTAACCTGTCAAAAGTTCCGATTTAATAAGGTCAATTTCATCTTTATTTAAAACAGAATAATCTTTTTTAAGTTCTACAATTTCTGTCTTGTTATCAACTGGTGTCAAACCATTATAACTCGAACCCTCTTGCATGTTCTTTATTGTTGCTAGAGCTTTTTCTCGATACTCTTGTGTATTATCAATATCAAGAAAGGCATTAATTTTCAACAAGCCACGCAATTTACCTTGTTCCAGCTTAGTTTGAATGCTAGCCAGAGCATTATCTAAAATACTTGTGTCTTCATTGATATAAAAAGGACTGACAAGCCTTACTAATTCTTCAGGTTTATATTCTTTTTTATCGTTAGAAAATAGTAAGTCTAATAGATCGCCCGTTTCACTGTCAAATACAGGGTACAGGTCAACATAGCGCGTGCATAGTAACTTTTTAATTACTTTCTGCCAAAACTCCATGCTATTATGTTCGCCCTTAGAGCTCCAATTGAGGACCTCATCTAAATCAGAACCTGCCTTACTAATCAAAGTATCAGAACCAACATCAGACTTTTTATATTTAACATGATTAAATTCTACTTTTGTTATTTCATTAGCGATTTTATTATGAATGTTAGTCACAAAGGCACTTGTATATTCTACCGCTTCATTTTGCCATGCTGTAACTCTTTGAGTATCATTATTTAGTTTCCCGCGTGAAAATGATACTACTTTTCCGAATAAGTTCAATTTTTCCCCTTTCTACCATAAACTTACGCCTTTGCCACGTTTATACTCGCTTGTTTTCTTGTTATGGCAAGACTTACAAAGGAGTTGTAGGTTATCGGGGTTCAGCGCTATTTTCCAATCATCAAGATTTTCCCAAGTTAGTTCTATAATATGGTCTACTTCGTATTTTTTAGCACCGAATGCGCCACATCTTACGCAAGTCATTTTGTCACGTTGTCTTACATAATCACGGACTGCCAACCATTCTTTTTTATTATACCAACCACTTTCTCGGACTGTGTCAACGTTATACTTCATCTGACACCGCCATTTCTAAAGCCATTGTCAAAGCAACAGTAGGGTCAATTTTATCTTTTTCAAGTTTTTTAGTATACATGTAATCCCCACTTTGTCCGATTTTAACAGCAGTATTATTTAAAGCCCATTGCATGACTTTTTGATTATGGATAAGTTTATTTTCGACTAGCTTAGATTTTAATAACTTGATATAGTCGTTCATTGAGAAACCTTGTCGAATTGCTCTTTGGTTATCTCCGTCTTTGTCAAAGAAATAACGCTCAATCAGCCCTTTTAAAATTTCGTATCGTGCTGGGTCATAACCGATTTTTCTAAGTCTGCACCCTGTCTTACTTCTAAAGTCGTTAATATACGGTATCAAGTCATTTACATTGATGTATTCCGTATCAAGTAAGATTAGTTCTCCTCTGTCAATGAATTCAGTCCATAGTTCTTGTTGTTCTGTGTCTAGCTGCTCATATTGCGACCGTACAGAGAAAGTAAGTGTATGACTGTAAGTTTTACCCTCTAACTCACAAACGAATGATACAGCGGTTAAATCGCCAATTAAGGATAAGTCAATTCCGACATAAGTTCTATTTTTATTAAATACAGATAAATTGAAGTCTGTTAGTTTTGTATCCTGTGGAGTGAAGTAGTAAGCTGTGTCCTGCATAGGCAAGCCCATATTAAACGCTAAGAACTTATTCTGTAACGCTGGGTCTCCTTGCGCAAGTTCGTACTCTTCAATAACTCCTGACCACTTAGGGACGTTACCAATAAGCGGTAATGCCATAGTCCAATTCTTTTTATCTTTGACCTGCTCATGATTTTCTAGCATGTAAAGCAAGCCAAAAGACCTATCATTGTAAAATTCTTCTTCTGATTTGAAGCGTTCAACAAGTTTATCATAAAGTCCGTCGCGTTTAAGTCCGCCAGAAGTGATATAAATACTTTGCCAGTTATCTTGTTTTTGTCGTGAACCTTTATTGACTGATTCTGTTATATCTTCGCCATAGGTGTGAACTTCATCAAATATATTTAGTGAACTGTTACCACCTTGCGCTCGTAAAGTATCATTTGTTTGCTTTTTGAAAGTGGTTTTAAATGCTGTAAATTCTAGCCCTTGTTTCGTACTCTTGAAAATCTTGTTTTCGTTGTACACCCTTAAAGTGTCGCTTGCTTCCGTTTGATTCCGAACTTGGTCAAATACGTGTCTAGCCTGTGTGTTATCGTATGCAATAACTAAACTCTCTCCGCCATATTGTCCGCCTAAAATCATCCAGTTAAGCACGCGCGTAGCCATTAAACTTGACTTACCTGAACCACGGCCTAGATTAAGGAAAATTTCATTAACTAGGTTGACTTGTACACCCTTTTCGTCAATCATATCATAGCCTAACATTAACTCATACCAATATTTTTGTGTAGGGTGTAGCTTGATTTTCATCAAATTACCAGTAGTAAGGTAAAAATTATCCTCTATCCATTCAATGGCTTGCGTAACACGGTCATAGCGATAAATATACTTATTATGAATACGTATTTGCTTCTGAATAGTCTTACGAATGTACTTATTAATAATAATGCCGTTTTCTTTGTTGTATTCCAACATTTTATTTAAATAATACATTTATTCAAACCCTTTCGGTGCTTCAACTTCTGGCGTTTCGTACTTACTTAGCTTATAGTCATCAAGTTCTTCAATTTTAGCCTTAAGATCATGAGCGCTTGATTCTTCCTGTTGCAATCTCCGCCATTCAGTAGGGTTATAAAGTTCAGGGTTTCCAGCCTTAGCAACCATCATTGCTACCAAGCTATCTTTATCCAGTTCTTTTTCTTTAACCTTTACTTTTTCAACGTTTCCGTCAGCGTCGTAGATTGTTTCTGTTTCTTTTAGCGTTCTGACTGTCAGTTTGCTCGCTAAGGCACTTTCAGCTAGTTCTAATAGATTTCCTCTAGCAATGCTTTTAGCTTCATCATACGCCTTTATATTGTCATCTCGCCACTTTCTAAAAGTTTTAGCCGAACAATGCAAACTGGTGTAGATTTCTCTGTCATTACAGCCTGATTCAATTTTATCAATGATTTGACTAAATAGCGGTTCTTCATACATCTTAGGTAAAATTGTGGGTCTGCCACCGTTTTGTGTTTGCATATTGTCCTTTCTTTTAATGTGCTTATATCGTTTAAAGCCTATATTTTCGTCTCTAAGAGCAGCAATAACTTTTGCTTATAAGTTTACCAACTTGGGTAACTCTGCTCTCACAAGCCAAAATATGAGCATA